ATCGAAGCGGCTAAGGATACATTTATTGGCATTAAAGGTGCGTTGGAAAGTGAGAAGGCTAATCTGGATGCTGCTATGGGGATGGGATACAATAATACCAGAAAAGAGGGGATGAAAGAAGAAATAGCTATTTTTGAGGAATACGGCTCAAAACTACAAGATACATTTGCTATGATTGGTGCTTATGAAGCGGAAATGGAGAATCAGCATCAGAAAGGAATCGTGGATGCGCTAACGGAAGCGAATGAAGATATCGAAGCAAAAGGACTGGAAGGAATTGATGCACAGCGGAGAGTTTGGGAGGCATATACACAGGCGGAAATAGAGTATAAAAATAGTGAAGAATATCAGATGAAACTGCAGGCAGAAAAAGACCTGGTACAAAGCATCCAAGGCGCATTGGTGGAAAGCGGAGATTACGTCAGCTTTGGATCGGCAATGGCGAATGAATTTTCCAAAGGGTGGAGCTCTACCAGAACCAATAATGCTGTCAATGACATCAAGTCATTGGGCGGAGGCAGTTTTTTGAACGGCCTCTTTACAAGAACGGCGTTAAAATATGGCACGCCAGGAGGATATCCAAATGCAACGGGGCTGCCAAGGGTTCCGTATGATGGGTACCCGGCAATCCTCCATGAAGGTGAGCAGGTATTGACACGTGTAGAGGCGGATAAACAAAAGAATGGTACCGGCGGTGTGCATGTTGCAAAATTGGCAGACAGCATCATCGTGCGGGAAGAAGCGGACATTGATAAATTTGCTACGGCATTCGCAAGAAAAATCATGGCTGCTGCGGAATGTTATGCGGGCTAAAAGGGGGAATGAAGTTTGTTTGAATTTTGGCTTAAGAATGAAACGAAAAGCGAAGATATGCTTCTGCCCGTTACTCCTGAAGGCTATGAGATCAGCACAGGCATGGAAATTGAAACAGTACGGGCAACAAATCTTGGTGATATCAATGTTGCCGGCCGGCGTAAGCCGAAGAGCATCACATTAAGCAGTTTTTTCCCGGCAAGAGATTATCCGTTTGTCAGAAAAGGCGGCATCTTGCTGGGAAATGCTGCGGAATATGTGAAAAAGCTGGAACAATGGAAGGATGCAAAAGATATCATCCGACTGGTTATCGCTGACAATGGCGGTGCACGTGTCAATGAGCAGTTTTATATCGAAAATATTACTTCCGGTGAAAGGAAAGAGGATAACGGTGATATCACATATACGATCAACTTGCGGCAGTATACACCTATGAAAGTTTCTGCCGTTGCACAGGCGCCTGCGGCAAACACGCCAAGAACGGATACAACAACAGCAGCACCGAAAAAGGCGAAAACATATACAGTCAAAAGAGGAGATTGCCTGAGTGCCATAGCAAGGCAGGTATATGGGGACGCCAATCAGTGGAGAAAAATATATGAAGCCAATAAATCTGTGATTGGAAAAAATCCAAACCTTATCTTCCCTGGACAGACCTATACAATCCCATAAGGGGGAATCAATATGAGCATGAGAGCGTTCCATATTTCCAAAGAAGGGAATAAGACGGAGATTACAGAAATCATCACCAGTTTGACCATCAGCGGAGAATATAGAAGCTGTGCGAGGATGTGTCAATTTGGCATCGTCCATGCTGCTGGGGACGAAAGAACGTGGCTGATCCGCATAGATGTGGGGGATATCATCAAAGTGATAGATGTGGACAAGGTAATGTTCCAAGGTCCCGTTTGGACAAAAAGTAAAGCCACTGAAACGAATGAGATTGACTATACCTGCAATGATTATGGGATTTATCTGAAAAAGAACAAAGCCAGCTATGTATTCAATAAAATGACGCCGGAAGCCATTGCGAAAAAGGTATGTGGTGATTTTGGTGTCAAAATTGGAAGCCTGTCTATTACTGGGGTGCCGATCAGCAGGAAATTTTTCAATGTCAGCTTATACGATATCATTATGACGGCATACTCACTGGCGAATGACAAGAAATACTATTGCATCTTCGAGGGTGAATTGATGTATATGCTGGAAAAAGGCAAAAAGGAGTGCACACCGCTGGAGAGTGATGTGAACCTGTTGACAGCCAGTGTCAGTGAGAGCTTGAACAATATGGTCAATCGGGTAAGGGTTTACAGCAAAGAAGATAAACTGCTCAAAGAATTCACGGAAGAAGCGGATGCCAAGTTGTATGGATATTTGACGGAAATCATCCGAATTTCCAGCAATGATGAAGATTATACCAAGAAGGCAAAGGACATGCTGGAAGGTGTGGAGCGGAAAATCAGCGTGACAAATTTCGGGACATCAGAATATATCACCGGAAAGAAAGTCAATGTGACAGAGCCGTATACAGGCTTGACAGGGATATTCTATATTGATGGTGATGAGCATAACTGGAAGAATGGAATTTATACAAATAAGCTGACGCTGAATTTCGAAAATATGATGGACGATAAAGACAGTGGCAGCGAAAATAAGCGAGGTGGGCTATGTATAACGAAAATGATAACCCATACAACAATTTTTTAGGAATCATGAGGGAACAGGGAGAGATAAACAACCCCGTTCCCTTTTTGATTGGAGAAGTCAAAACGGCAAATCCTTTGACAGTAGCCATAGGGGACTTCGTGCTGGAGAGAAAAGATTTGAAAATCAATAGATTTTTGCTGAAAAATTATCAGCGCAGATTAAATTTGGCAACTACTGGAGCAACAGGTGTGACAAATACAAAAAGTGGGGGCGGCGGTGATGACGCATTTGCTTCACATGCCCATGATCAGAATACCATTGGGATACCAGCCGGCACATATACCACATTGGATGACTTTGCCGTTGGGGATGAGGTGTTGATTTTGGTAAGTGCGGATAAGCAGCAGTACATCATCGTCTGCACATTGGTATAAAGAATGGAGGGAATGATATGAGCCTGTTTCCATTTTTCGGTGATACTGTTACAGAAGTCGCAGCGGGAACCAATCTGCCGCTGTACAAAGAGGTGGCGTGGGATTTTCAGAACAATATCCCCAAACTGAAAAATGGGGAATACGAAATTGTAACAGAAAATGAAGCTGTAAAGACTTGGGCGTATAAGGCGCTGAAAACAGAGAGATTCCAGCATTTGATTTACAGTTGGAATTATGGGAGCGAAATTGACAGTATCATTGGACAGAGCTACACGCCAAATCTCACAAAGGCAGAGTGCATCCGGTATATCGAGGAGGCATTGCTGATCAATCCCTATATCAAAGCGGTGTCAGAAGTGGAAGTATCTTTTTCGGAGGGGCATCTTACCGTTTCTGGCACACTGGAAACAATTTATGGGGAAACCGAAGTGGAGGTGAGTGTGTAAATGTATGAAGAGAAAACTTATGAGAATATAAGAGACGAAATCCTGTCCAAAGTGACATTGACGGATACGAGGGAAGGTTCCTTTGCCAGCGATGTGGTAAGTCCGATTTCCTATGAGATGGAAAAGACGTATAACCAATTTGACCGTATGCTGGGAATCATGTTTCTGGATACATCCGCAGGGACATACATCGATGATAGGGGAAAAGAATATGGAATCATCCGCAAAGAGGGAACGTATGCCAAGGGTGAAGTGACATTCACGGGAGAAAAGGATGTGGAGATTCCGGCAGGCACATTATGCGCAACAGTGGGTGGCTTGATGTTTGAAGTGCTGGAAGGGGGTGTGATCCCAGAAGGCGGCACCATTACCCTGCCGGTAGAAGCGCAGGAACCCGGAGATAAGTATAATGTGCTGGCAGGCAGCGTGAGAGTTCTGCCGACATCCATATTTGGTGTGACGGCTGTAACGAATGATGAAAAGATGCTGGGAGGATCAGAGAGAGAAACGGATGCAGAACTGGTGGAACGTATTTTGCTGAAATTGCAATCTCCAGCAACCAGCGGAAATGTGTATCACTATAAGCTGTGGGCAATGAATGTGGAAGGCGTTGGAAATGTAAAGGTATTTCCACTGGATAATGGTCCTGGTACAGTGACAGTCATGCCGATCACCAGCAGCGGAAGAAGTCCAGATGAAGAAATCATCCAACGAGTGGAGGAATACATAGAAGAACAGCGTCCCATTGGTGCAACAGTGACGGTCATGGCACCAGCAGAAAAAATGATTAATGTAGCTGCGGCCGTGGAGATCACGACAGCAGTGACTGCGGAAACGGTAAAGGAAGCATATGGGAAGCTGTTAGAGGATTATATCAAAAGCAGCGTGTTCAAATTGAGCACAGTAGATTATTTCAAGTGCCTGTCTATGTTCTACGATATTGAAGGTGTGGTATCTGTCAAAACATTTACGATCAACGGAGGAACAGAGAGCATCAGCATTGGTGAAAAAGAGATTCAGGTCACAGGCAGCATAGATATTGAGGGGGCGGTTGGATGAACCTTATGAGTTTGCTTCCACAAGACTATCTGCGTAGTCCGGCGATGATAGAGCTGCAGAAAGCCATAGAGTGGGCAGGAACAGAGATGGAAATTGATATTGATGATTTGTGCAATCAGCTTTTCCTGGGAACAGCCACATGGGGATTGTCATTATGGGAAAAGATGTTTGATGTCAAAACGGATCTGTCAAAGTCCTATGAATTCAGACGGGCGGCAGTTCGTGCAAAGATGATGGGAACGGGTACCACCACAGTAGAGCTGATCAAAAACGTAGCGGAAAGTTTTTTGGGTGGAGAAGTTGAAATTGTAGAGCAAAACGAAAAGTATATGTTCCAGATTGTTATGGTTTCCATCTATGGGGTGCCGCCGAATGTAGAGGATTTGAAGCGTGCGCTGGAGGAAATCAAACCAGCACATTTAGGATTTGAGATCATTTATCTTAAACATAGCTGGCGTGATGTGAAAACCCATACATGGAGATGGGCACAAGGGAAAACATGGAAAGAGATAAAGGAGGGAAACTGGGGTGAAGTTTACAGAAAACTTTAATTTGAATCTGCCTGATCTGGACGATATGGCAGATGTGGAAAAGCTGAATGAGAATTTCCAAAAAATTGATGAATCCATGAAATCGCTGGAAACAGACCCGGAGCTGGCAGCAAATGTAGTAGACATCAACAACAAAATCGGCACAGAAGCAGACGCCGACACACAGCCAACATTGTTTGGAAGGCTGGCACAGTTGAAAAATGTGTTGGTGGGAAAACTGGCAGAGCTGCTGACGAAGGTAACAAGAATTGATGGGAAGATTGGGAAAAGTACAGATGATAAAAATGCTGATAGCATATTCGGGAAAATAGCTGCGATTAAGAAAGATGTGGAGAGCGGGATTGTGTATG